TAAGCGATTTACTATCAGAAAAAACATCGATAATTCCTTTCACAACTGAGCTAGAACAAGACAGTACTGATGTAAGTATATACACAGCAAAATATTTTGACAGTTACGCACACGAGGTTATTTAATGACAGCATTTAAACCAATAGACTACGATATTATCTATCTTAGTTATGACGAACCTAATGCAGAAAAAAATTATGCAGATTTGTGTAAGAAAGTACCGTGGGCAAAACGTGTTCATGGAGTTGAAGGATCAGATGCAGCACACAAAGCATGTGCAGAACTAAGTGAAACAGATAGATTTATTACAGTAGACGCCGACAATATTGTTAGACAAGATTTTTTAAATCAAACACTAGATTTTAACGAGCATGGCGACTTAAAAAATACCGTGATTAGTTGGAAGGGCCGTAATGAAATAAACGGATTAATGTACGGCAACGGTGGACTTAAATGTTGGCCTAAGAAGTATGTGTTAAATATGCGTACACACGAAAACGCTGATCCAAATAATAAGCATGCTCAAGTAGATTTTTGCTGGGATGCGCAGTATATTCAAATGAATAGTTGTTACTCAGATGTGTACAATAATCATACCTCCCAACAAGCATGGAGAGCGGGATTTAGAGAAGGAGTAAAGCTTGCTACTGACCAAGGCTTGCGTCTTACTCCGGACACTCTTAAAAATAATCACTGGCGCTGCTTACATTGGCTTTACATTTGGACTATGATTGGTGCAGATATTAAAAATGGTCTATGGGCTATATATGGCGCTAGAGAAGGATTGTACATGTCAATGTGTACAGACTGGGATTATGTACAAGTAAGAGACTTTAAATATTTAAACGAGTATTGGGATAAAACAGTTAGCGTACACATACATGATGGAAACTTGTTAGAATCAATTCAACGGCTAGGTAACAGCCTTATTGATGAGTTAGACATTCCTATTTCAGTAAATCCATTAGATGCACAACAAAGTAAGTTCTTTAAAGCAGTGTATGAGCATCCGGCAAGGACTAACAATCTAAAATTTATTGATAAGGAATAATCATGAGTAAAAAATCAGCAAGAAAATCTGGTTTATTAAAACGCAGTACTAATTATAAAATTCCTTTATTTGTTTCAGGCCAAGGTCAAAATAAATATACAAACATATACGACGACTGGACCAATGTAGAAAGATTTTTCTTCCCACAGAAAGATCACGAAGGGTATTTTGGTCTGTTCGGAAAACCTTTTTTTAGAATTTTTACAGATAGAATAACCCAAGAAAAATACTATTTTCCTATTATTGTTAGTATATCCGGTATTAGTAGCGTTATAGGCCAGCATATTTTAATCCCAGGATCTGTTCTTAATGATATTCAACAAAAAAAATGTAAAATACTTGTTGTGTGTCCTTATGAAGGATGGAACTGGCATTATTGGCAAGATCTAATAGATACAATTATAGATAAGTATTCATCATTATCTTCTGATGATTTTGTTGTTATAAACGGAAATTTATCAAAAAATACTACTATTAAATCAGTTTATTTTAATTTTTTTGAACGTCAAACTATGTACGAAGATTTAAATAGTTTCCAATATGCAGGAACTGATAAGATATTAGAAGGCGATTCAAGAGAACACAAATTTTTATATTTAAATCGCAGGCCTCATCACTTTAGGATTGCAGCAGTTAGCTTACTATATAGTAAAAGGCATCAAGGATTAATGAGCCTTGGTCTAAATGGGCAAATGGGTGATAATTATTTTGAAAATCAAGAAACTATATTTAAAACCCAATTACCAACAATATACAAAACATACCAAAATATTAATTTAAAAAAGTCGTTACCATTAGTAATAAAAGACGGAATAGATGCAGAAACAGAAAATCCAGTTATTGACAAGCGTGTAGATAAATTTTATAATTCCTATTTACACATAGTAGCAGAAACATATCAGGATTACTCGATAGACAGATCTTTTTTTAGTGAAAAGATTTTTAAACCTATAATGTTTATGCAACCATTTGTTATTGTAGGAGAAGCGTTTGCATTGCAAAATTTAAAAAGTTTAGGTTACGCTACCTTTGATAAGTTTATTGACGAATCGTATGACACAATAACTAACAATGAACAAAGAATGTACGCATGTATTAAAAGTGCTAAAGATTTTTTTAATAAACCTTCTAAAGAATTAGACAATATACTCATTGAGATGTTGCCAATTTTAACACATAATATATGTCATTTACAATATAGATGTCAAACTTATGATCTTTCAATTAAACACCAATTGCTAGAGTTATTACATGATTAAAAAAAGACTTATAACTTTTGGATGTTCGTATCCTTTTGGACAAGGATTACCTGATTGTATCGGACGCAATAACAATGAACCTGGGAAAACAGCAAGTCATCAAGCATTTCCTGCACTAATAGCAAATGCAATAGATAGAGAAAATATAAATTTATCTGTTCCTGGATCGAGTAATAAAGCTATGGTTTATAGATTACAAAAATTTAAGTTTGAAATCAGTGATATTGTACTATTGAATTGGACTCATGCTGAAAGAAGTTGTGTTATAAATAATAACACTGCAAGTATTATAGGACCTTGGTGTCCAGATAAAAAATCTAAAATTTTTTATAAACAATTTAGTACAAACGAAGAAATAGAATTTAATAATAAAATATTTATATCTTGGACAAATTATTATCTTGCACAATGCGTTACTCAAATAATTAATACTAAACCTTTTAATTATACAGGCGACACTGCAAGTAATTTTAAATCTAATAATGTAGAATTTTTAGACAACACTATAAATGATTATAGAACAGATCACGCAGCAGATGGCTCGCATCCAGGGATTAAAAGTCATCAAGCATATGCAGATTATATATTAACTGTATTGGAAAGAAACTAATGAAAATAGGATTTATAGGTACAGGCAAGCTAGGCATGCCATGTGCAGAAGCAATTGCTAGTAAAGGACACAACGTTACATGTTATGATGTTGCAAAGCGTACTAGTCACCAAGTAACAATCATGCCTACAATTAAAGATGCAGTAGAAGGCAGAGACATTGTATTTGTTGCAGTGCCTACTCCACACGATCCAGACTACGATGGCAGAGCACCAACAGCACATTTAAATCCAAAAGACTTTAATTACGATATTGTAAAAGATGTATTAGCAGAAGCAAACAAGCACATGACACAAGATCAATTGCTTGTGCTTATTAGTACAGTATTGCCCGGCACAACACGCAAGCAGTTTGTTGACCTTGTTCCTAACACACGCTTTGTATACAATCCTTACTTAATTGCAATGGGCAGTGTAGCATGGGATATGGTAAATCCAGAGATGGTTATGATCGGCACAGAAGATGGAAGTGCAACAGGCGACGCAGAACAACTTGTAGACTTTTATAAAACTATAATGGAAAATAATCCACGCTATGAGATTGGTACTTGGGACGAGTGCGAGTGTATCAAAGTATTCTACAATACGTTTATTAGTGCTAAAATAGGTCTTGTAAACATGATACAGGATGTAGCGCAGCAACAGGGCAACATTAACGTAGACGTTGTTACAGACGCTCTAGCTAAGTCTACGATGCGTATTATGGGTCCACAGTATATGAAAGCAGGCATGGGTGATGGAGGTGGGTGTCATCCACGTGACAACATTGCACTACGCTATATGGCAAACGAACTTGGCTTAGGATACGATTTATTTGACAGCATCATGAATGCCAGAGAAATACAAGCAAAGAACATTGCATTAGAACTAGTGCAACATGCAAACGAACATAATATGCAGATTGTTATTCATGGCAAAGCATACAAGCCAAACGTAGAGTATTGCGATGGTAGTTACAGTTTACTAATTGGTCATTACTGTGAAGAGCAAGGCTTTGAACCTGTGTATGTAGATCCACTAACAGGCGACGAGTATGATCCAACAGAGACTTGTGTATTTTTACTAGCACACAGCGCAAGTACTACATACAAGTACACTGGCAAGGATAGTGCAGACAAATTGTATTGCGATATTCCCAACGGTAGCATAGTAGTTGACCCTTGGCGCTCATATGTAAATCCAAATTGCACAGTAATCCATTACGGAAACACTAGACAATTAACTAAAAAAGTGTTATAATAAACTATGTATGATATAGTATTCATAAGTTATCAGGAACCTAGTGCAGATGCTAACTATGCTGCACTCAAAGCACGGTTTTCTATGACTAAACGTGTACACGGAGTTAAAGGAATACATCAAGCACACATAAAAGCAGCAAAGAAATGCTTTACTAAGATGTTTTGGATCGTAGATGCTGATGCAATAATTATGGACGACTTTAACTTTGATTATGTTGTTCCTAATCACCAGTTAGATCATGTACATGTATGGAGAGCAAAGAATCCTATTAATGGATTAGAATATGGTTACGGAGGAGTAAAGTTATTTCCTCGGCAGATGACAGTCGATATGGATACAACTAAACCGGATATGACTACAAGCATAAGCGAACATTTTATTGCTGTAGATGAAGTTGCAAATATTACAGCATTTAACACAAGTCCATTTGAAACATGGAAAGGTGCATTTAGAGAATGTGCTAAACTAAGCAGTAGGACAATTACGAGACAAAACAATGAAGAAACAGAACAAAGACTTAATACTTGGTGTACAAAAGGCGGTGAGAGGCGCTATGGTGATTTCGCTATTGCTGGTGCTAATGCTGGCAGGGAGTTTGGGATTTCTAATAGGAGCAATATTAGCCTTATAAATAATTTTGATTGGTTAGCACAACAATTTAAAGAGGCATAAATTTGCCAACAAGCATATGCCTAGTGCCGCGAGTGTCTTCTACTTCCTCTTCAAAAAGTATCTCTGCACGTTCGGGCATTTGGTCTTTAAACTCTTGTAAACTATTAACACAATTTACATGCCCTTCTATGCCAAACATATTATTCGACTGGAATGCAAAGTAACAATTGTCTGATAATTTAGGAGTTCTAAATATGCTAGTGTCTTGATCATTACTTAATGCTCCAGCCCCAAACCATTTCCAATCTTTCATTGGCGGCATATGTTCGCAGCTAGTATTAATAATTAGATTTGTATTTAAATATGCATCTCTATATGTTTTAAAAATGTCATCACAAATATAATCTACATTTTCGTAATTATTAAATAATTTTTTTGATACCTTTGTAGTTTGGTTATCTAAATCAATGTTAACAATTTTTTTAACTTTATTTGCTAGCTTAGGTATCAATATACTTCCGTACCATCCTGCCCACATTACAACTGTTGAATCTTTGTCTAATATTTTTAAATCGTCTACAGCATTTAACAGTGCTGTTTTTGCTGCAATTTGATTATGACTAAATGAATCTAATAAAGTTTTCTCTAAACTAGGATCTTCTTTAATTAATCCAAATACAGTTTTTAATAAAGATGCATCTGTTTCAGGCTGCAATAACTTAAACATAGTAGTTAGAAAGTACAACTCGTCATTTCTGTTTATTGCAGTTACTAAATTATATAATTCGGTAATATCTATATCTTTATTAGTAAGACTTAGTACATTTTTAACGTACTGTAACTTTTCTCTATTAATCATTTGTTTTCCTTATAATGTAATCGCCAATTACTAGTATGTCTAATCCGCATTTATTAAACGTAGCAATAGCGTCTTCAGGAGTTTCTACAATAGGCTCTTGACAGTTAAAGCTAGTATTAAGCAGCATAGGAACGCCTGTAAGCGCATAGAACACATTTATTAAGTCATAGTAACGAGGATTAAACTCGCGCTGTACGGTCTGTATACGTGCTGTGCCGTCTACGTGTGTTACTCCTGGAATAGCATCTGACGTGACTGGCATAATACGACTCATGTACGGACTAGGCTGAGTAGTGTCAAAGTATTCGTTGTAATGTTCTACAAGTACACTAGGAGCAAATGGTCTAAAGTCTTCACGCAGTTTAATTTTACTATTAATGATATCTTTAATATTAGGATTACGAGGATCAGCAAGTATGCTACGATTGCCTAACGCTCTATTACCGCTTTCGCTTTTGCCTTGGAACCATCCAACAATTTTACCGTCAGCAATAGCTTGAGCAACTTCTGTTATATTGACTTTTTCATCACCAACGTAGTTGTATTCTTTGCCTGCATATACATTTGGTATGTGTATATTATTATTTTGGGTATACTCGGCATGCATATAAGTGCCAAGAGATTGTCCCTCATCGCCTACAGCAGGCGGCACATGCACATTAGTATAATGTTTTGTAAATTCTTCATTTACATATCCGTTGTATGCTACTCCGCCTGTTAGGCACAAGTTGTTACAACTTTTAAGAGGATATACATGTTTTTTAATTAAGTTTTCTGTATAAATTTGTAGTGTAAATGCAACGTTTTCTTTGGGAACACGTTTTAAAATTTTAGAAGATCCGTCTGGTAATCTATGATTAGGAGCAGCCATATACATATCGATCATATCGTGTATTTCGCTGTCGTACTCACCAAATCCTGCTAGGCCCATGGTCTTGCCTGCACCCAGATAACTAAATCCAATGTCTTGTGACAATCGATTCCAAAGCCCACCGATTGATACTTTATCAGACAGGTTGGTTATATTTCCGTCCTTGTCTGTAAAGATGCAGTTAAATTGCCATCCTCTGCCGTCAATTGCTAACACATCGCTTTGTTTAAATCCCGAGCTTAAAAAAGCATAAGCAGCATGTGATTGATGATGATCAATGTAGTAATAGTCATCAGTCTTGTAATAGTCCCATAAATTAGTAGGCTTAAAATCTAAAAAACTTAAATCAGGTAATGTATCTTCGAGTAGATCACGAACAAATTCTTGACCTAGATTTGAACATGTAAATGCAAACATGTGATCTTTATTATAATTAGGTAAAAAGTGTTCACGGAAAAACTCACGACTAGGTTCTGGATCGTGCGGATTAGTAGGATTAAGATTGTGCTTTTTACGAGTATATCTTTCGGCCAAGTAATGAAGCTCGCCGTTGTATGTATTATGATCGTGTATATTTACTGCAACAGAAAAAATATTCATATGTTTCTCGTGAATATTTTGTTTAATTGATCATCCTTAATTATATCAAGTATACGTTCACGTTGTGCGGCAGGGCGCTTTGGAATGATATCTAAACAACTTCGGCAATAGTTTTCATATTCGAACAATTTATAATTCATCATCTTGTCAATGTTTTCTTTAGTAACGTCAAATTGCCTTGACCCATTAATTGCTTTACGACTACAATGTCTTATTTTTTGTATTTCAAAGTCGAACACAGGTACTAGCGGAAATTTAGCACATACTCTTCGATCCATTTCTGGTGCTTGGACAGGTGTATGATCTTCAAAAAAGCTTGGCGAACGTGAATTGTATTCCTTAAACTCTGTGTTCTTATGTTTTAAATATGCTAAATCGTGTTTGTCTCTGTAATTAAAGTAACCCGGTGTTTCAATAATCAAATTGTAATTGTTTAAATCATTAGGTTCAAAGAAATCATAGTTGCCTAGTTTTTCAATTCGATCTTCATAAAAGTCTAATACTAAATGTTCGATGTAGATAATTTCTGGATCTTCTAATACCTCTGGATAAAATTTACGTATTAGTGAATTAGATAATACTTGAATTACAAGATTAGGATGCTTTTTAATTTCAGCAATAATTTCTCGTAGATTTTTAATAAGAGCAGGTTCACCGCCTAGTAAACAAATGCGTGTCTTATACGGAGAAAGACCGTCTAGGATAGTTCTTACGAAATCCATATCAACATCAAGATTGCGCATTTCTAGCGTCCACGCCGTACAGTAGTGACAACTTTTATTGCAACTCTTGGTCATGTAAAAGTCTACAGTTCTGTATTCTGAACCTTTTAGATCTGCTAACATTTTAATTGCCATTAATAGTCACCTTTGTATGTTTTTCAAAGCTAGGAAATTGCCAAGGTTCGTCTAACTCACCGGTACGGGCTATTTCTAGAACATCTTTATTTAATGTTTCGGCGTGCCACCGCCTATTAACTCCGACATTTTCGTATCCTATACCAACTAACAATTTAGGTACTTTATCGCTTTTAATTATTTCTGCAACTTTATCTTGATGAAAAGCAGAACATACTCCTGTTTTATATCCTAAAAGATTAGCAGATAAGATAAGTTGGCCTACTGATACACCTACAGAATATGCTTTATTTTCTATATAAAAAGCATTTAACATTTGTTCTTCGGGGTTCTGTTGTGCTAATTTATGTGATCCGCCCCTTGCAGGTCCTTCGTCGTCCTCGTAGACAAATAATACATTTGCTAATATTTGAGAGTTATGAACAGACGTATTTTCGTCTTGCCATATTTTTCCATCTTTAACTTCCGCTATCGGTTTACTACTAGGAAGAGAAAATAATTTAGTACAGTTGTATATCTGTCTAATGACAGATTGATCAGTATACACTTTTATCTTATAGTGTATTTCGTTTTGTTTTGAAGGAGAATTTTTTGCAACATAAATTAACGTCTCTAAATCACTTTTAGATACTGTACAACTTAGGTCATAATTACGCTGTGCTCGCTGAGAGTTGTCTATAGCATTTTTAATTTTATCTTTCATAATAATATTATACTACCAATTAATATAGTTGTCAATACTAGATTATACTTTGATCTATTATTTCTTCTTGTTTCTTTACTTGTTTATCCCATGATTTAAACAACTCTTCTTGTTCAGAAGTAATTTCTTTCTTTATATAAAATTCTTCTAGTTCTGGAAATACCTCAAATAAATTCATTTCCCATTTAGTGCCTTTATAAAATTCATCTGCCCTTAGCAAATAGTCAAAAATATTTTGAATATCTACATCGGAGTCATTTGGCATTTCTAAAGCTGCAATGATATCAGGCCAATCTTTGTATTTAGGAATCAATGCTTGTTTAATTTTTTCTGGCAAATTATTAGCACGTAAATGTCTAGGATGTTCAACAAACGCCCAGTTTAATTGGTTAATAACAGGATTTTCCTTACACCAGTCTATAATTTCATAAAATCTCATAACACTAAGAAATGATACTAAACCATTAAAGTCTACAACTACATTCGGATGCTTTTTAACTAAATCAATATTATCAACTACTTCTTGCCAGTCAGTTCGTCTTCTCATGTATTCAATAGTTTTACCTATACCATCAACTGAAGCAACTACAGTAACACGATCAAAGTGTGGAATATAATTAAATATATTATGCTTACCTGCCTTAGTTTTAGTTAAATTAGTCTGATACTTGATTCTAATATGTTTAGAATGCCCGGTTTCGATCAGTTTATCTAACATTTCATAATGTTTTTTCATAATTAAAGGTTCGCCGCCGATAATTTTTATGCTTTTAATATATTGTGCAATAGCAACAATTTGCTCGGTTACTCCTTCAGTTTTATCCTTCATTACTTGTGCGTTACGGGCATCTCTTTCTGGAGACTGTTCGCCAAATACTTTAGTATTCCATACACCTTTCTTTGCAACTTGCATGCGTGTAGTTGAATTATCATGCAGACACATGTAGCAATCTAGATTACATTCAGAGCCGTATATTTTTAATTGAACTTCAAATATGCGCCCTGCACCTTTAAGAGTAAATTCGCCTGTATCTCTAAATTTTGTTGCTTGTTTTTCAATTTTATTCCAAAAATTGGGATCATTAGTATGTATTTTCATACAATTTGTTCTTCTTGATCTACCATATCGTGCTTCGTCGCCCCTGCAACGTTGACACCATTTGTCTACAGCCTTAAGATCAGAACCTACTGTAGTCATTTCTCTACGTAGGTCGTTCATATAGTCACTATTTTCCATCCATTCCTTTAAAGGAACTTCTTCTACGCTAACGCCAGACGGTTCGCCAAAACAACATGCCTGATATTGGCCGTCTAATTCTGAATATATCTGTGTAAACGGAATAGTACAAAAGTAAATATCTTTGTTTTTTGCCTGCTGAACAATAGATCCTTCTTTTGCAGCAACTTCTTTACCTTCATCATCTAACTTTTGCCACCATGCTTCGGTATTCACAAAGCCCGGTGCAGATCGATCTCCAGGACCGCCTTTTGTTAAATATTCAGGTAAGTTGGGTGTTTGTTTATCATCACTCATAATATTTAATCATTCCATTCTAAGTTAAATGCCCATTTTCTTTCATGACACCAAAAGCATTGATGGCAATCCCTAGTAAAATTATCTGTTCCCCTAGCAGTACCAACACATGACCGTGTTATTGGAAACAACGACTCCATTAAATTATTTTCTTGATATACACCTGCAACAAATTTTTTATCTACATTTATGTATACTTGATATATATTATTCAAGTAATCCGAATGTCCTGCAGGTAATATTGGAACCCCAGCAGCTTCACAGCTAGTTTTTACGGTCCTAAGCTCTTGTATTTTTGGAACAGATTTATCTCTTCTTCTTTCTGCTTTATCCCAAAATCCTAATTCTAACATTTCTTCTTCTGGAGGATTTCGAGTCATACCGTCTAGTCTAATAGCACCCGGATTTTCTTTCATTACAGATCTTGCTATCCTGTCTATTTGTATTATTTTTGACATTTGGACTCTATTTAAATTTTTATAGTTAAATCTAGGATTTGCTATGGCTTTATCGCATTCTTCCCAAGACACTATTGATTCACTTTTATCATCAAAGTTAACTGTTTTTAGATCTCGAATTTTATTATTGGGAAATTCTGTTTTTATCCACTTAACAATTAGCTCGGCTGCATCTGCATCTTTTGGAGCATTTATATCTCTACAACAAAAGGGAACAATCTCTATTTCAGGAAAATGTTTAGCTGTAAGGTACATAGCTGATGCTGAATCAGCTCCTCCAGATAGCGAAATTACTATAGTTTCTGGTAAGTCGAAACTAAAAAAATCTATAGTTTGCTCACTGTAAGTTAATTTCATATTTTTCTCCTAATAGTGTTTAATTATACTTATACTACTGTATCAACAATAGCCTTGCTTATTGAGTTTATGGTATTAAAAATTGTTTTTATATTTTATGTTGTACAATTTCTATAATATTTTTAATTTCATCTTCGGTCAACCATGCGTGTATAGGTAACGATAAAACAGTGCTAGAAGCTGTTGTAGAAGCTGTACAAGCGTCTCTCCTGCTGTCAACACTGTCATACATACTGTTTGCACTTAATGGAGTTTCGTAGTGTATACTAGCATTTAAAGCGTTCTTAACACGTTTTCTAGTGTCTTTATCCTTAAATCGTACTACATACTTATGGTAATTATGGTTAAGTCCATTAGACATTCCTTGTGTTACTACAGGTAAGTCTGCAAATGCTGTGTTGTATTCATGTGCAATTTGCTGTCTACGTTCTTGATTACGGTCTGCGTGTCGCAAGCGTAGATTAATAATCTCTGCGTTGAGAACATACATGCGGCTATTGTAACCCATCATACTAAAGTCTTTATCTTTACCGTGACGTCTAATCATCTTAACACGGTTGGCAATGTCTTCGTTATCAGTTAGTACAACTCCCCCGCCGTTAATGCCAGCGATGACTTTGTTGCTGTTAAAACTATATACACTGCAATCACCAATAGTGCCTGCATGTACATTGTGCAAGCTACTGCCCAAACTTTGCGCAGCATCTTCAATAAACAGTATATCGTTATCTTTGCAAAACTGTTGTATTTCTGTAGTGTCGGTCATGTTGCCAAACAAGTGCGGATATATAATTGCTTTAACTTTATCACTGTACATACGTTTGATGCTATCTAAGCTAATGTGGTATGAATCTAAATCAATATCACAAAATACAGGAGTAGCACCTACCATACTTGCACATGCACTACTACTAATCCAACTAAAGTCAGTTACTAATACTTCGTCGCCGGCACCTATACCGTGTGCTAATAATGTAAAATGTAGTGCGTCTGTGGCACTTGCTACACTAACACAATGTTTACGTCCTACACGTTCAGCAAAGCTACGTTCAAAGTCTTCATTATTTTCGTAATTCATTTGACTCATAAAACGGTCAAATACATCTAAGTAGTCTTGTTTGTTTTCTTGGTACTCACGGTCCCATCCATCATATGCTGGCATTGTAATAACTCTCTAGTTCTGGATATAATTCAAAAATATCTGTTTTATAATATTCATCTGATTGTTTAATATAATTTATAGCTGCTATAAACGATTTGTTAACGCCCTTCATTGCAAGTGCGTTAACAATAACTGGGTGATCGCAATACTTCTTGCGTAACTTCTTTTTAAGTTTTTTAGGTAAGTGCTTAACATGCAACTCATCAGGATCGTCAACTACAAAACAGAAATATTCTAAATTTTCTCTATCACAAAATTCTTGTAGTTCGTTATATCTTAACACACTTAATAATGACACTGTTGAAAACACACCCATATTAACATTTCTATAACTTCTAAGAGTGTTTAGGTTATTAACAATAGTATCCCAATCCGATCTTCGACGAATATAATCATTATATTTTCCAAATCCGTCAAGTGAAGCACTAATATTTAATTGTTTAAATTTATCAACATAGTCTAAAATATTATACTTGGTAGTTCCTAGTACTGTTAAATTACTATTCATTTCAAGAACAATATTTTTTGAGTGGCCGCTTTCAATTAGCCTGTCAAGAAAATCAAACTGTTTTTTCATTACAAACGGCTCGCCGCCTTGTAGAAAAAAACAGCGTATATAAGGTGCTAATTTAACTAGTTCATCTATGCCGCTGCTTTTAGAAGATTTTATATTATCAGGATAATCTATATCAAATGTTTTTATATACTTTCTACTATCAAGTTTTTTAAACATTAGTTGTCTAGTAGACGATGCACCCGGTTGACACATATAACAATCAAGATTACATTGATTTCCAAACACTCTTGCTTGTAATAATAAGCATCTTTCTGTAATTGTATATTCCTGTGTAGGATCAAACGAAAGTACTTGATCTATACACGAAAAGTCTTGGTCATTGTCAACAGCTTCTAACAATCTCATATTATGATGCTGTCTGTCAGATTCTCCGTAATTTGCTTCTTGTTCCATACAACGCCGGCATTGACTGTTTAAAACAGGAGTGCTAGCATCTGTTTCGTCTAGCATTTCAATTCTTGCAGCAGTTAACAAGTCAGAATTTAACCATTCTTTAGGTGTAGTTGTTGTTATATTAAGATTAGTACTGTTGCCAATGCAGCATACTTTATAATCGCCATCGGGATTAGTATATATGTGATCAAACAGTCTAGGACAAAACCAAATAGAGTCGTCTTTTATTTTATTTACTAATGATTTACGGTTCATTTATTCTCGGTCCTAGACATTATTTCTCCGCCAGTTTTGGAAAATATCTGTTGCATTGCCCCACCATTCTTTCTTTAAACGGTCTTCTCTATATGCTTCGTTAGGTGTTGTTAGTTTAAAATCTACATTATTTCTTAATAAAGGACTGTTTGGATTAAACCCTCTATTTGTATTAATGAATACAATTGAGAAGTTTTCTTCTTTAGCTATTTCAATTGCACGATCAATTTCGTGTTCGTTGTACCCAAATATGATATACTGCCATACAATTACATGTCCTAGATCTCTACCTTGTTTCATACGTTTCCATACATCATCAAAGTCTGAGCCAATACGATATAACTCACTCTTTTTATCAATACCATCAACGCCGAAATACCAAGCACTTGTTCCTACGTTATAACTATATGCTTCATCCCACCAGGTATCACTTTTGCCGCTGCCAACTGTTGCAATACGAACTTTTGTTTTATGTTCATCACACATTTTTAACAAATTTAAAAACTTGGGGTGATAAATGGGATCACTTATTTGTCCACAAAATGTAACGCCGTATTCGTAATAATCTATTATTTTTTTAAAGTTGTGTTCTTGTAGGTCAAACGAACGTTTAATTTGCTCTTGGCTTGTGACTTTTTGTCTAATACATTGAGGACATCTAAAGACACATCTATGTGATGCATCTATATTAGGCCTTACATACTTTTGTTTTTCAATATATAAATCAGTAAGTCTACTTTCCACCGGCCTGCCTCACTACTTCTAATTTTTCTTCAGCTTTGCGTACCTCAGTGTCGTGTTCTGTAAGCTCTATACCACATTTCTTTTTACACATGTAAGAACAATTATCTGGATCGTTTACTAATTTTTGGAAAAAGTTTTCCCATGCATCTGATCCAAATATTTCTTCTAAACTAATATTGTTTTCTACTGCTAGTTTAGGATCTTTTAATCCTGATTCCATAACGTATCTATGCACCGGCGGATCGTCCAACCAACAACAAGGCAACATATAACCGTCTGATGTGTAGGCTGCACCTTTTTTGTCCTTGCTATCAAACGCTAAACATTTGGCTCTTATTTTCATGATCTGTCCTTATTCATTATATTTATAGGTTAATGATTTTATAGCATCTACGATTGGCTGTATATTAGGTTCTTTAATATCTCGTTGCCAATATATGGTGCCGCCGTCTAATCCTGGATCTCGCCTTTCATAAATTACATCCTTGCCATAATACTTGCACTCTTGAAATATGCGAGGAGCAGGGTCAAATGTTTCTTTTGTATATACATATGTTTCAAACATGCTCATTAAGTTTTCTACAGGTACGAATATATTGTTATTCTTTATATTAATATAATTTTCGTCATATGTTAAGATCCCGTGATCAGGATAATCATCAATAACTTTTTCAACACTTGCATAATACTTGTCGTTAGTACCTAAAAACAAATGCTTAAATTGTATGTTATCTTTGTAAGGCTTGTATATACTAAAATTAATAGTCTTTTCAAAGTGTGTGCCTACACCATTAGGGTATACGTCAGTGTCACACAAGTCTACTATTTGTTTTGGTTTATAAAAGTCAACTGCTTTAGGATATCCCTCAACATGATTCTCTGAATATACGCTTATAACGTTACCGCTAAATAATCTCTGTAAGGATAGTTGTTGCACTAGGGTATAATCATTAAAACTTTGCCAGCTTAGTGTCATCATACTTCTGCCCATAATAAGTGTAACATCATCGTCAGACGGCACATATGTATCTGGAAACCAAACACGATTACAATGAATGTATTTACGTGTGATAGAATTTACATAGTCACGCTGATTATATTTTCTGTGACAAATAATAACAACTTGTGCAGGGTAACCAGCATTGTTTAGCATATCACAGTGTTCATAGCTGTAATATAATAACCCGTCTACTGGTTTGCTTGTAACTACAATATTGATCATTATGTAATATTTATAAACCACTACTTATTGTATACATAATTCTTTCCAATTTAATATATTTATAGATAATCTATTACTTTCGGATTGATATTGAGGCACGTTATCTAACACTAAATAACTGTAACACAGCACAGAGTAGTGTCAATTATAAAGGAACCATAGTGTATAATAACTCTACATTATATTCAACGTTAACAAGATTTGGTGACTATTATCCATTACGCTTAGAAAACCAAGTGGGCTCTTTAATCGAAGATGTTAGAGATAACTTTACATGGGTTCAGTACAATCCGAGAAAAAATATTAATAGAGAAGGCCTTAGTATTACAAGTTTAGATGGCGGGTTATCTGGTAAGCCTGACTTGGATAGTTTGTATGAATACTATAAAGAAACGGGTATAGTATTAAACGAAACACACTTTACTATTAAAACACCAGTCTACGAATATTTTAAACAATGGTTAGATCCGTTAGAAGCGCACCTAGGCAGAACACATGTTATTAGATTAAATCGAGGAGCGTTCTTTCCTCCGCACAGAGACAACAAGCACTCTAATATAGATTCATTTAGATTATTTTTACCATTAAACTACGAAAGCGATCAAAACTTTTTTCTATTAGAAGATAAAAAGATGGAATTTAAAAACGGAGTTATGTATTTTATTGATACTGCAAAAATGCATACATTGTTTAATACTAATGACTACCCATTCTACTTTGTTGTTGCAAATGTAATTTTGTCAAAAGAAAGTGTTGACAAGACTCTTAAGTTTTTACACGGCTAAAATATCTACTTTAGCTATAAATTAAAAGAATATAAAAATTATGAAACTAAAATTTGTTAACCTGTACCTTATGTCTAGATATCTAAACTTTATTGGTATTAATATAAATTACTATATGCTTAAATCCTATTATAGGTATAAAAATAATGCGAATCATAATAGGATTCAATGGACTCCTCAACATTGGCAGCCAGATTGTTCAGTAGATTATATTGCTAATAAAATTATAGAAGAAGAGATTGACATACTCTGTATGTCGGTATTTGTTTGGAACAGCGACTTTACCTATCAAATTGCTAAAAAAGTTAAAGAAATAAATCCTTTGATTAAAATAATAATAGGAGGCCCGGATGTTAATGTATTGTCTAACAATGACTATTTTGAAATTCACAACTACATAGACTACGCAGTTTACGGCGACGGTGAAGAAGCTTTTTGTAAAATTTTAGATAGTATATTAGATAATAAACCTATAGAAAACGGCATTAATATTGTAACAAAAGAAAAAGTTTATCAGCACAGAGTATTTTTTGATAGTGATTACAATACTAAAAGTAGTTTCTTAAGTGAAAAGGATATTTTAAAAAACCATTTATTAGAAATAAGAGAAAGTACAAATGATAAGATCTCTCTAGAGGTCAGATGGGAGAGAGCTCGGGGATGTCCTTATTCTTGTAGTTTTTGTGACTGGTCTAGTGGCCTACACAACAAGGTTAAAAGAAAAAAATCTAGTTGGAAAGAAGAGTTAGATTTTTTATTTTCTTGTCCTGGTGTTGTTGTATCGCCCACAGATGCTAATTGGGGTATGTACGAAGAAGATATAGAAATAACAAAGTATGCGGTAGATAACGGAACTTTTTATGTTACAAATTTAAGTAAACTTAATAAAGAACGTGTCTACAAAATTTATGATATAATGATAAAAGGAAAAAAGACTAAAGTGCTAAAGGTAAAACTTTCTTTTCAAGATATTCACGAAGATGTGCTTGACAATATTAGTCGACCTGACGTATCATGGAAAGATCATAAATCTTTAATACAAAGTTTTAAAGAAAAAAATCCCAATATTGGTCTAATAGCTGAAATTATAGTAGGACTTCCTGGACAAACTATTTCAAAACAGTTAGATCAACTAAATGAATTTAAGAACAACGGAATAACTAATATACTATGCTTCTTTTGGGAACTAATTCCAAATAGTCCGGCGTATAAAGAAGAATATCAAACTGTCTATGAATTAAAAGTAGATTCCCTTGTACTCCTTAAAGAAGATAATCAAGATTTTAAAAGTTTAGCAGATGTTGATAACGCTATACAAACTGGCAAACCCGGCTGGTCCAAATCTAATATTGTAATAGGAAATAAAACTCAAGAATTAGCAGATATATTAACATGCTTTGCTTTAGCACAAGTTTTTAATAAAAGTTCTGGAAAAGGAGACTTTTCGCTTTTAAATAATTCTGTTTGTGAAAACATATACAAAGAAATGAAGCTCACAGCTGACCTTATAAAAGAAACAAAAATACTGGGTATGTACAGTAAAAAACATAATTGTTATGTATCAATAGACAAGTATTTTATCGACATGGATTTTGAGACTATGATGAATAATTACGGTAGCACAGTTAAAGTTTAATATCACCGATGGCATTTTCGTCTTTAGTCCAAACACTAATTGCTATGCGTGTACTATTGATTCCTACAACATTATGAAACTTTGTTACGTTAATATTATGCCAAACACATGTAGGAAAAATTACTCTATCAATTTCTTCTGCATTGTCGTCATACCAAATTGTGCTAACATCGCCTCCTGATTTAATAATATAATTATAACAGTTTGTTCTACCATAGTCTTTGTGTAGGGGTAAATCGTCTGTAATTAATTGAAAGGCAATATTTACATTATTATCGAAGTATGGTTTTAAAAAGTCATTAAGCTCTTGAGTAGCAGTGTGCAGTGAATACTTAGTTGCCTTGATTCCGTTAAACTTATTAGGAATTTTTCTAATCTCATCTTCTGTTAGATTAATAATATTATCTGGAATTCGAGGCAATTGTGAACAATAATTATATAACATTGGTACTATACGAAAAGTTTTTAAAATCTTCTTCAAAAGTTTGAAAGATTAACTTTTCCCTTTTCTCGTCATAATAGTCTAAATAATTATAGTTAGAGTTAACCATCTCTTTTTGATTTATCTTAAATCCTAATTTGTATTCTAATTTAGAATACCCGTCTTCGTATTTAAAAATATTAGGAACCATACCGTTATTACCTGTTAAGATCTGTGTTTGCGTAATACTAGTAAATGTATTCTTTTTAGAATATAGCTCTTCAAAAGTTAAGTTAGTAAGTTTATCTTTAAATGCATACATGTTCTTTAAAAATACATAGAAACTTACAGCTCTAACAAACGGATTTCTAACAACAGAAAACACCCATTTGTTTTCTATTAATGGCTCCCAATAAATATACGGATAGTGCATAACTTTACGCCAGTCAACACCGTTTATTTCATTGCTAAACGTATCTTCCGGCATGTATTTTGCGTCTGCACAATTTAATTCTATGCTTTTCTTAATACTCATGCCAGAAGTTTTTGGTACGTGTATAAATGCAAAATCTTTTGTGTAAATCATTTAGGTAACTCGTTTTCTAAAAAGTTATCAAAACTTATGCCTGACTTTCTAGTCATAGTTTTTGTTCTTATTGTTAGAACTACACGTGGATAGTTTTTATTTTCAAATTCTTCTGTTACAACATTATGCGGAATACTAGCATTAAATAATGTTGGTCTATCTAGGATCATCTCGTAAATTGGTTTAATAACGGCATTATGCGGATATGTCCATGCGCCACCGTCATTAGCAGCATAAGGTGCGCTTGCGCTATCACGAATCCAGCCTTCGTTGTCTGATCTAAGTCCGCGGTTCATGTCATACCAAACATTCTTACCATATTTGTTGCAATTTATAACTGGAATATTTAAACAAGTATTATAGCCTGCATCCTCATGTATTATTGTATTAGAATTTGGCAATGTGATAAAGAAACGTGTAACTGTAATCCTACTATTAAAAAAGTCTTCACACCAATTATAAAAGTCTGGAAGGACACTTTTTAAATCAAACAGTCTTAAATTCCATTCAAATTCGTAGTCTTTTTTTGCTAACAACTCTTGTACATACGGATGATTTAAAATAACACTATTGTCATAGTGTTGTATATCAATGTCTTTATGAAATATTGTCATTTGTTATTCTTTCATTAAACCAGTTTTGATCCCACGTAACTCTTTTTAGTTTACGTTTACCTGTAAATGCATCTCGAGTATGAATAGTACTCCAGTTGTCATATACAACTAAATCACCTACATTCCAGTTATGTGCATATGTTGTTTCGTTGCTTATCATTTTATTGATAACATTTTTCTTAATCCATTGTTTATAATCAACATCTTTTTCAAGTCCTTCTATCCACTGCGTGAATAACTCGTCAGCTACTAATCCGTAATCATTATGGATAGGATGCCATTGTATTGCCGGTCTTCTAACATAACAATCCCAAGGAGTATTATAAGGTGCTTTACATAGTGCTGTAGCATATTTTAAAAATTCTTTTATTGAACTGTTAATTAAGTTTAGACCTTGTACTGTGTCAATAAATTGAGTACTAGCTGTATCTCCTTCGAGCTCAACTGCGTACAAGATTCTGTTAGGTAGTAGTTGCGAAGGAAAGTGTGTAAGATCAACATGCCACGGTATTAATCCAGAGCTCAATAGTCCGTCTTCACTTACTGTCTCAACAAAGTTGTCTTCATGACCGCTAACTACACTTTGTTGAAGACCGCTGTACTTTTCCTTTGAATTATCCCAAACTTGACCAAAAATACTACAAAACTTTTTTAATTGCATATTATTTAAAGATTGATCTTTAAAAATAACTACTTTTTGTTTGGCAAATATTTCATATATTTGTTTTTCTTCAGATGAAGTAAGATTGGCACAATCTACATCTAGAATTTCACTTACCCAATTGTTTTTGATTTTCTTAACTAGCAATTTAATTTCCTAATTTATAGATCTACTTGGCAAGTTAAAGTCTTCGTGACCGTTAATATCTAACATTGCGATGTTTTGCCAACATGCTTCATTTGTATTTTCTGAAATATCGTGATTACATGTATAATACATTTCAGGTAATAATATAAATTTATTTTCGTTATCGCTATTATTGTTCCATCTTTCGATTACTTTAACCATTGCAGCTCTTCTTTTAATACCAGATATAGAAAAAAACGGAATTAAGTTTTTTTCAATTGCTATCTTCACATGTAATGGCAAGAAATATGTTGAAGCTGTAGCCTTTAATTTATTTTCATTTAAAAAAGATAATGAACTACTTCTAGCTATTTTAAAGTAGTAAGTACGGTCTGCTATTCTAACAAACTTCGGATCCCATTGCTTGCTTTTAAACATGCCTGACATTGCAATAACTTCGTCATTATACTTTGCTACATGATAATTTAAATAATCGGGTATTCGTTTTTCAAATTTATTAAAGTTAGAAAACGAGTCTTCCTTTGCAAGCTCAGTTAATCTTAAAAGTTCTTCTTTAGAATCGAGTATATCTTCAATTGATATCATTCAAAACATCCAAGTCTTCTTGTCCATTAATTGATACTATTAACTTTATTGCATCAGTGCTACCAAAATTAAATCCGGTATGTTTGTGTCCTACGTTTACAAACCACACCGAACCGTCTGCAGGCATGTATTGAAATTCTGGCAACTTTTGACCTTTTCGCTGAATAGCATTCCAACTCCACTCGTTAGCAACAAGCGGAATAAAAAATCTAATACTAAATCGTGTATCATAGTCCATGTGCGGTAAAATATAAGCACCTGGCTTTTGAACAACTAATCTTGTTCGTGTATATGGAGATTTAAAACTATCTAACACTTCTTCAACATACGTGCCTTTATACTTTTCATATAGATTAGTATAAGTTCTTTCATCTGCTTTGTCTCTAAGCATAGCATCTTTGTCACTTGTATATGTAACATATGTTTGTTCATATTCGTCGTTTAATAAATATGGTCCACATTTGTTAACAAGCTGATCTTTACTAGGTTCGAAATCTCTAAAGCATTGTAATAGTTTTTCAGTATCAACTTTCATATTTGGCATTTTATAAAAGTTTGGTAATTCGTTTCTATTTTTCATTTATTAACTCCAATTTAATCTTTCTAGGACCGTCTACTTTTGTTTCATAATATTCAAAGAAAGGTTCGATTTCGTAGTCTTCGGTAAGTATGCCTCTTCTTTTACTTCCTCTGTCTGGCAAGCCATCATCGTCTACAGTCCAGTCAGTACACTTACCGTATATAGTGCCTGCTTTAGATTCAAACTGATATACACATGTATTAGTTTCTTTATAGCCGTTTACTTCAAATTTAGGTACAAACTCTCCAAAGTTTTCTTTTGCAATATCTATTAGTTCGTTTATATTGTATGTATAAGTATCTAAATAATTTCCCATATTGCCTACTGATTTAATTCGTATTACTATAGGAAATTTAATACCTGATTTTCTATTATACTTTTTACATAATTCTTCGATATAAGATAACAACGGCTTTAGGATATGTATATTAGTAGGATCAACAATTATATTGATATGCGGCACAAGTTTATGTTTTATACAATTTTCTAATGCTCTTTTCTTTACAGTTGCAAATTTACCATTATCAAATCTTTTATATACTTCGTCGTCAAGCCCGCCGTTCATACTCAATCCTAAAAAGTTTAGCCCTGACTTTTTAAGATTAATAACGTAATCTTCTTGGGCAAGTTTTAGACCATTAGTTAGTAAAGAAGGAAGGTGATTATATTTTTTAACAATTCTTATCATATCAAAAAGATTATCATTCATAGTTGGTTCTGCACCTATGAATCTAATTTCTGTTTTATTAGGTAATCTACTTATAGCATCTTCAAATCTTTCAATGTGTACATCTTTATAGTTTGGATTATTTAACATGTCACCTAAGTAACAATTAGCGCAGGTCATATTACATTTATAAGTTGTCTGAATTGATAGTATACGAAATGTATTATCTTCAGGTTTCATAACAGGATCCTCTTATGTTTATTATACTAACATATTTAAGTAATTTAGCCAAGAAAAAAGGCAGTATTGAATACAATGCTGCTTTGTTTATTTTAAGAATTAAGAAGCAGCTAAGCCGTCGTCTAAATTAATCCAGCCACCGTTTTGATAACCTTCAAATTTATTATTTGTAGTATTATAGATAACCATTCCGTTTGCAGCAGTTAGTGCATCTCGCTCTGCTGTAGTTAAACTACCAAATTGTACAAAACTTTGTGCATTAATACTTCCGTCTATTCCGTTAATAATAATAGACGAATCGTCAGTAGCCACACTACCAACAAATGATGCGGCTTCTACGTTTCCTGTAAATACACCATTACCATTTACATCAAGTGCTTCGGCAGGGGTTGCAGTACCAACCCCTAGTTTGTTATCTCTCCAGACCATAAAATACGATCCGTCATTAAAAACTCCAGTAGGTGTATTACCAAAATACATTCCGTTTTCTCTACCAAAGAATATATTTGTAGTTAGTGTTCCGTTTACATCTTCTCTTCCAAACGTAACAGTACCGTAAATAGCTGATATATCCCCTGTTAGGTCTGTCTCTGACACTCTTCGAAGATTTAAAAGACTTCGATTGTCATTACTAGCAATATCAAGATTAACTTCACCAATCCCACCATTTAGTCCGTCACCTGGTTGATCTGCATTATCGAGTCTTACTCTAGGAGATGAAATATTACCAGTACGTATACTTCCGTCAATACCGTCAACAATTAGATTTGAATCATCGCCGAATACACTACCAGTTAATTCACCGTCTAGTGTTCCGACTACATTACCTGTTACAGTTCCATTAAGTGTACCAACTACAGTGCCATTAAATGTATCTGTCGGTTCCCACTTGCTAGTACCACTATTATATGTCAATACATCATTGTCTGATGCACCTGTTAAATCAGTATCAGTAAGTGCATCTAATGTTGTGGAGCCACCACCACCTGAACCAGTAACTAACGTTCCGCCAGCAGTACTACCGTCACCTGCGTATAGCAGTTTGGTATCTGTAGTGTAGATTAGTTCACCTTCTACGGGTGTTATTAGCAAGCGCTCTGCATCTGTGCCGCGTCTTAGACGTAATGCCATGTATATACTCCTAGAATATCTATTATTAGTATTT